ATGGCACGTAGTGACTTATTCAGTGCCGCACAAAATGCTCAAAAAGTCTATTCTATGATTAAAGACATGAGTGAAGAAGAAGGTCTTGAAGGCTGGGTACAAGAGAAGATTATCAAAGCTAATGACTATCTAAACACTATACGTGAATACTTAGAAGGTAAACAAGTTCAAGGTGTTACTGAAAACAATCAAAGAGTTGATTCACTTGTTACTGACGCATTAAGAATAATGAAGGGCGCAGAAGTAAGTGACGCTGTAAGAGCACTAAAGACTGTGCTAGGAGACAGAGAATACAACGGCCGTCGTGGTCATTATAATTTCTATGTTAAACAAATTCTTGATATGTATGGTCAACAAGGTGTGGCGGAAGGCTCCAAAGAAAAGACTCCGGGTGTTGCATTGTCAAAAGCGTACAAGAAAGATTTTGATGATAAGAAGCCAGGACATACTAAACCAGACACTGCGCTAACAGGTGCATATTCTAAAACAGGCAAGCCAGGTGGACCTCTGGTTAAAAATGAAGGTGCTAAAGTAGATCGTATGGTCAAGCACATTGAAAAGAGTGAAAAGAAATTAGGCAAGTCTAACAAAGAAGCAGAGAACATTGCTTGGGCTACAGCTAACAAGCGTGGTATGCTAGATAACAAGAATAAGAAAGCGTAATATGAGCAGTATTCTAAAAGGTTTACAACTAAACGAATTATCTAATAAGAAGTTAGGTGACTATAAAACAGCCGCTGGTGCTGATGCCACTGCCGCCGATAAAGCAGGTGACTATAAGCGCGGTGACAAGCGTATGAGCGGTATCATCAAAGCAACTAAAAAAGAATTTGCTAATGATAAAAAGAAAAAAGTGGCGGAGGCAGGTATGCCTTTCCGTGGAGTAGGTGGTGCATTCAATCGTGGTGATGATGAGAGACACGACTTAGATCCAACAGAGTGGTATATTGTTAAAGACGGTAAGATGTACAAAACATCTGTCTACCCTAATCAAGTACAACTGGCAATAGCCCAAGGTTATAGTCGTAGTAGAGAAGAAGCTACTGCAAGAGCAACCAGGCAAGGCATGGCGGAAGACCTAGACGAAAATCTAAACAAGTGGTTCAAAGAGAAGTGGGTTCGTTTTGGTCCTGATGGTAAGATTCGCGGTGACTGTGCTAGAGGTGATGATAGTGAAGGTAAACCAAAGTGTTTGCCACAAAGTAAAGCACATAGTTTAGGTAAGAAGGGTCGTGCAAGTGCGGCAGCTCGTAAGCGCAGAGAAGATCCTAATCCAGAGCGTAGTGGCAAAGCTATTAATGTCAACACTAAGAAAAAATCAAATGAAGATGTGGCGGAAGGCTATCAATTCAAAGGTCCTTTCCCGTTTGACGTAGATCACATGCACGGTGGTCGTGGTATCAATTTGCCAAAAGCAGAAACAAAAAAGTATTTCACTGACAAGAAACAGTGGGAACAAGCAGTCAATGATATCAACAGTTCAAAATATGATGACAATAGTGATTACATTGGTGTCACTGGTAGATCCACAGTGGAGATCAACGGTCGTGAATGGGCAAGATGGAGTGACGCACAGCAAAAAGGTTACATTGAATTGAGTTCAATGTCCGAGCAAGGTGTGGCGGAGGCTGAAGCTCCACTGAAGCATCATACTGCCCGTGTTAGCTATCGTAAAGAAGGCGACCCTCATAGAAGATACGAAGCTATTTTCAAAACCACACACAATGGCGGCAAAGAAGAAACTGAGAAACGAGCTAAGGCGGCGTTTGCGGCAAAGAAAAAGATTGTTTACGATATAGTACATGAGCAAGGTGTGGCGGAAGGCTCATCTACAAACGCAGAAGTTACTAAACGAGCAAAAGCCGCTGCCCAAAAGGCAGGCAAGACATTTAATACTGATGGTGAGTATCGCTTGTGGTACGCAATTACCACCCAAGCAAACGCCGCAACACGAAAAGCGGACAAGAAGCAAGGTGTGGCGGAAGAACAATTAGATGAATTAAGTTGTTGGTCTGGATATACTAGAGTGCAGGGTGTTCCTGCTGGCGCACCTGGAAGTTGTAAAAAGAAAACCAACGAAGAAGGTGTAGCGGAAGAACAAGAAGAAAGTTGCCCACACTGTGGTGGACCAATGTTCAGCGAAATGATTATGAACGAAAAGAAAGATGCTTGCTACTATAAAGTTAAGAGCCGTTATAAAGTATGGCCTAGTGCTTATGCATCTGGTGCGTTAGTTAAGTGTCGTAAGAGTGGTGCTGATAGCTGGGGCAACGGTGGTAAGAAAAACGAAAGTATTGAAGAAGGCTTGGATGAGGCAGTGGGGGATAACTATCTGTATCATGCTACACAGCCAGGCGGAATTATGCGTATATTGAGAACTGGTGTAATCAAAGCATCCGATAGACCACAAGCCGCAACCAAATCTAAAACACAATATCCTACAGTTAGCACGACTAGGTCAAAACAATACGCTGAATCTGAAGATTTTGTTGATTTCTTGAATTTAACTAGGGCTGGCAACTCAGTCATCATAGTATTTGATCGTAACGCAGTTGCTAATCATTACAAAATGTTTAGCACAAGTCAAGGCACACAAACAGTAGGTGATGAGTTTGAAGAAGTTATTGTTGTTCCTAAAGGTGTCATGCCTATTCAAGGTACAATGAAGGGTTTCTATTTCAATCCTAGACGCACAGCAGAGATTGAAGAATTCAAAGATATTCCGTGGTTCAAAGAATTATTAAACAGTCCGTATTATATGGGACAAAAGCAAGGTGTGGCGGAAGAACAACTTGATGAAAAGTGGACTAAGAAATACAAAGATAGCATTAACTGTAGTAATCCAAAAGGCTTTAGTCAAAAAGCACATTGCGCTGGTAAACAGAAAAATGAAAGTGCTATTATGAAAGGTCTTAAATAATGAAAGACTATGAATTTTATTGGAACTTAAAAGGATACCCTAGATAATGTTATCAGACAACTTAAAAGTATTATTGGCAAGCACACAAAGTTTTGCCATCAAGAGTCAGAATTTTCACTGGAATGTTGAGGGAAGTAACTTCCCGCAGTATCATGAATTCTTTGACACACTATATGGCGATGTAAGTGCAACTATCGATCCTATTGCCGAGTATATTAGAATTTTAGGTCACTATACTCCGGGTAGTTTGTCACGCTATGCTGAACTATCTATTATACAAGACCAAGTAAAGATTCCACGTGCTGAATTAATGTTTCAAGAATCATTGCAAGACTGTGAAACAATGCTTCAATTAGTAACAGCAATGTTTGATGAAGCGGCAAATGAAAATCAACATGGTATAGAAAACTATATGGCCGAACTACAAGATTTGTATGGGAAGAAAGCATGGTTCATTCGTTCAACATTAAAGAGAGAGCGTGAATGATATTGATGGATCAGAGTTACATCGACCGTAACAAAGAATTAGCGCAATTAGGCGCATTCAGCGGTAAAGCATTATTAGAGTGGCACAAACAAGCATGTTGGAATACAATGGTAGAACACTATGCTCCTACTCATTGGTTGGACTATGGATGTGGTCCTGCATCATCATACAATGAGGATAATCCAGAAGGGCATAGTACATTAGATATTGCACTACGCACTAAATCTAGTTTTACATTATATGATCCATGTCATCCACTGCATGACACATTCCCTACATTAACTACTACTCCAGGTGTTATCTGTGTAGATGTACTAGAACATATTCCTGAGCAAGATATCCCCGCAGTACTAAATTACTTGTTTAGTATTTGTACAACTTGGATGTTTCTATTTGCATCAAATAAACGTAATGCAAGAAAATTTGTTGATAGTCACGAATCTACTCACTGTACACTAAAGACTAGACAAGAGTGGGTTGATATGATTAAACCATACGCAGAAAAATATCCTCACATTGCATTAGTTTTAGCCACTGATGATGCATTTGACACATTCGACCATAATGGTAAGGGATTTACTTATAATCATTGGAATATGCCAGTAGAGTTAGTAGAAAAAATTAAACAAAAAAGACTAAATCAAATAAACCTCAAACCAGATGTTGTTAACATCTATCCATGGGACTTAGACAAGTCCAACTTTAATTAAATATCTGCCAGCGTGATTTCTATTATAAATATTATTTAATTGGAGAATAAACATGGCCACTAATCATGTGCTTACTAGCGAATTACCTTACTTTCAATCATTAGAAGTATGGGCTAAAAAAAATCTTAGCGAAGAAGAATTCGAAGAATTTGAAAAAATCATGCAGGAGGAAAATTTTAACTTAGTTAATCACGTATATGAGAGATGGGTAATAGATCAAAAAATAACACATGAATATACTGATGTAAATGGAAATACAGTTACGGTAGCATATACCTCTTTAAATAATACTAATGGCTAAGCTTTATCTTTTAAGTTATCCGCCCGGTGCATCTGGAGATTTTCTAGCTGGAAGAATAGTGTCATCTTCAACTAAATTTTATGATGAGTACCACGTAGACGAATATGAGTATATACTGGGAACAGGCGACAATTGCTATCCATTTCACAATCCACTAACCAAAATAGGTATAAGTTGCAAAACACACCATTCGAATGTTCCAGTGATTACTGTAGATTACATACCCGGTGTTGAGAAATACACTGTATTAAAAGATATACCTCAACATTTATTAGATGATTTTTGGGAAAAAAGAATTGATAAACAGTTTGGTAATTTAAATATAATAACTTCTACTCACGTAAAATCTTTGTATGAGTATCCTTGGCCCGGAAAAGTTTTTGGCACACTAATACACACTGATCCTGAAGATGCAGAATTTATTGCATTTTTGTATTTTGTAAAAAATTTCAATAATGGTGCTATTTCCTTATCTAGATGGCATATATTGACAGCAACTGATTTAGCCTCTTCTGATGAAGACTCATATTTACGTAATTATTTTAATGTAGGAGATAAAATAAGCTATCTTCTTTTTAATACATTGAAAAATTCAAAAAAAATAATAATACGATCTACAAGTTCGGTATTATTAAATAATGCTCTTAGTATATTAGAAAGTACAAATGATCCAATACAACATGCAATCGCAGGTATAAGGTTAATGTTTTCTCATTGGATAACTAGAACAGTAAATTGGAAGTATGGTCTAGCTAAAGAATCATTTCAATGTATTATTGAATTAAATAAATTATACGCACGTGATTCAAATGAACTACAAAGATTGTTTGAGTCATTTGGTTGTAAAATAGATGCTGAACATGAAGAAAGAATTTGGAAATATTTTGATATAAATAAAAAAATGTTTGCCGATGCCGGCGGGAAGGCAGGTTGGATGGAATATTGCGAGAAGAAATTCTTAGAAAAAATAATGAAAGATGAATAAAATGAAAAAAATAATATCAGTACTACTAATATCCTTTATTGGATTAAATGCTAATGCACAAAAAACACCTGTCGGTGCAACGTATGATGCAACTATCTTACGTGTATCTGACGGTGATACCATTGTTATTGCGGCTCCATTCTTACCGCAACCATTAAAGCCAGAATTAGCTATTCGTATATACGGGGTTGATACTCCTGAAAAAGGATTTAGAGCTAAATGTCCTAAAGAAGATGCTAAAGGTAAAGCCGCATCTGAATTTACAAAAAATTTAGTAGCATCTGCACAAAAGAAACAAGTTACATTATATGCATGGGATAAGTTTGGCGGCCGTGTATTGGGTGACATGATTCTTAATGGACAAAGCTTGCGTTCACAGTTAATACAAAACGGATTTGCACGTGAATACTATGGTGAGGCAAAAACTAGCTGGTGTGATTAAATGACAAAACATGACCATAACTCAATAACACTTTGGAAATTACAATCAATTGAGCAGTTCAAATATAGAATTAGAACTGAGATGTTGAGCAATACTCATGGTGATCAAAATGAGCCTTTAGCAAAGTATATATGGAATACCCCTGGTTCAATTGATGTGCAGTATATTAACTCATTTGAAATTGAAGACACTAAAGTTGCAATGAAAAAGAAATTATCCAAATATTACGAAGATGACGTAATGTATCATGTAAATGAATATGGATTCAGAGGTAACATTGATTTTACTACGAAAAATAATATTGCTACATTTGGCTGTAGTTTTACGTATGGAGTAGGTCTTCCAGAATCTGATATTTATGGCAAATTAGTTGCATCGTCATTGAATAAAAATCTATATAACTTTGGTGCTCCCGGGTCAGGCATTGGAAAAATGTGTAGATATTTTAGCATTACAAGTGATTGGTTCAATTATGATACCGCACTGTTTATGCTTCCAGAGTTATACAGAGTCGAACATCCTAGTATTGACCATGAAAATTTGGTAATAGGTAGAAATCTACTGCCTAGTGATAAAACTTATGAACAATTGAAAACAACATTCATGTACTTAGATGACGAACATTTTTTTGTTGAATTATATCGCAATATAAATCACATTTTAAGTATCGCTTCAGCAAAAAATATCAAAGTATATTTTAGTTCCTGGGACGATTTAACATACAATCATCTTATAAAGTATTTAGGAAAAGATAATAAAATGCTACTACCTTATTTTAACGATAATAGAATAACATTATCTCATGCACGTGATGGAAAACATTCAGGTGGAGAGTTACATAAAAATTTTGCAGACAAGGTTATAGGAGTATTGAATGAGAATTGAATCAGTCGATGACAGGAATGATTTGTTTCTTGTTGAAGGTTTTTATCCAGAAGAATTATTAAAAAGAATAAAGATTGACGAATTACTTAACGATGAGAATTTGCAAGATGTAAATAATGGAAACTCTGTGGGCACTAGGAAGTCGGTGCGTAGAACTGCGTTAAATAATGACTTAATAACATACACCGAGAGTATACTTCCTGACATTTCTAAAAGTATCGGTCTCAAATTGTCCGGATGTACGGTTAATCTTTGGATAGATGGCCCTGGATTTTACATGGGGATTCATGAAGACAATCCAGTAATACAAGTATCACTACAGATATACTTAACAAAAGATGATGAGTCATTGGGAACCAAGTTTTACTATGATTTTAATCATGACCATACTAAAGCTAAACTTAGATACGATTTCCCCTATAAACTCAATTCTGGGTATATTATGATTGCTAAACCAAATCAATGGCATGGATTTCCAATCAAATTAACAGAAAATCAGAAAAGATTAACCACTTATACTTATTTGTATAAAGCATAAATACTTATATGAAGGCAATAGATTTTATTTCAGAATCAGCAGCCGGTGAATTAGCAAAAAAGCTACCATCATTGGAAAAGCATGATTACAATACTATAGATAGATTGATGCGTGGCATTGCTAAAAAGCACCGCCTAACTGGAAAAGCATTGCATGACTTGTTTGTGAGAAAATACCACAAGACTCCTGATAATTGGATTTCTAATAAGTTAGATGAAAATGATGTAGATTCTGAGTTACAACAAGAAGTTGATAACTTTTGCGATTGGGCCTGCACTAAATTATCTATTAAAAACAAACCTCACATTGAATTGAGTATGGATACGGAAGAAGCACAAACTAATCATCATACCGGTGGTCATAAAATGGGTGACGATAAGATTTGGGTTTACGCAAAAAATAGAAATCTAGTAGATATATTACGTACAGTATTCCATGAGTTAGTTCACGTTCGCCAAGGTGAATTGAATATGATTGAACCGGGCGACAGCTATCCCGGTAGCCCAATTGAATCTATGGCTGATATGCTTGCGGGAAAATATATCAAGATATATGGTGAAAAGAACCATCATATCTTTCAATAATTTTTTTGAATTTTAAAAAAACTATTGTAAATTGTAAATTTCAAGTCGTGTTTTAGGCAGAAATCGAAAGTAGCAGTATAAACTCCATTATGTCTTACATCATCTCCAAAAATATGACCGCCGGGCTTTAGCCTAGTAAATATATATTCTAATTCACTAGTAACACTGCTGTAATTATGTGTAGCATCAATAAATGCTAAATCAATATTATGTACATTTAATGTTTTGCTATCACCTACATGCCTAATTACATTTGGTAAATCTGACAAATGAATATCTTGTATGGTAGCTAAATCAGAGACTGTGATATCAGATTCATTGTGAATATTAGTAAATCTACCAATAGACTGCTTGGAGAGTATCCAGGCTACTTCCCAATTATTAAGGTCAATGGTGTGTACTGTTATTGTTGGTTTTCGTTTTGCTATTAGTCTAGTAGTCCCGCCAACAAAAGTTCCAAATTCAACTATTACGGAATCATCAGCTAATGTGTCAATTGATTGAAACATCCATTGTCTAGCCTTAGGTGGTACTAGTGAAAATGGTAATTCCCGTAAGGATATAGTTAATTGGTCAATATTTTTTATCATCCTTTATTTATCCTTAATAATTGTACAATGTTTAATTATATGTTATAATCCATATATGATTAAAATCACTGTTCCATTACCCAAACAAATCACTGTCGCATGTAGCGGTGGGGTAGATAGTATGGCAGTTGTTGACTTTCTCAAACGAAAGCATGAAGTAACCATTGCTTATTTTAATCACAGAACCCAACATGGTGAAAAAGCTGCCGAGTTTGTTTCACGATACTGCGGCGATAATAACTTTGTTATGCTGTACGGGTCACCTCGAAGTATGCGTGGATCAAAAGAATCAATGGAAGAATACTGGCGAAGAGAACGCTATGAATTTCTAAATGAATTGGGGCCAGTCATTACTTGTCATCATTTAGATGATTGTGTAGAAACATATATCTGGTCAAGTTTACACGGTACCCCTAAAGTTATTCCATTAACTCGCAACAATGTGTTACGCCCATTCTTAACTACTCGCAAAAGTGAATTTATTCGCTGGTGTGAGCAACACAAAGTTCCATGGATCGAAGACGATTCAAATACGAACACCAAATACACAAGAAATTATATTCGCAATGAAATGATGCCACATGTATTGAAAGTCAATCCGGGCATTCATACTTTGGTCAAGAAGATTGTAGAAGGTAAGCAAAATACTTGACTTCTCTACTGAGTCCAAGTACACTAACTAATTATTTAAGGAGATCCTATGTCAGATTACAACAGAACCTTTAACGGTGATGCAAAGATTAAACTAACGCAATTGGTCAATGAGGGCATGACAGTCCTACATGAGATTGACACATTGAATGGTGGTTTGAACGACACTATTAAAGCGGTCGCAGAAGAACTTGAAATCAAAGCAAGTACTTTGAAGAAAGCAATTAAGATTGCACACAAGGCAAGTCTTGGTCAGACTAACAAAGACCACGATGAACTCAACACTATCTTGGAAACAGTCGGCAAAACTCTATGAGTTATGTGGATGCTATTCACAGTAGGGATGAAGACCGTATCTATGTAGTAGAGCGGGATACTAACGGTAAACGTCAGTATAAAGAATACCCTACTAACTACGTGTTATACTACCCTGATCCTAAGGGTAAACATCGTAGCATCTATGGCGATCCAGTTAGCCGTTTTAGTACCCGCAAACGACAAGAGTTTGAAAAAGAAAGACGCATACATTCAGGTAAGAAACTATTTGAAAGTGATGTTAATGTAGTCTTTCGTTGTCTCAGTGAGAACTATTTAAAAGTTGATGCACCTAAACTTCACACATGCTTTTTCGACATTGAAGTAGACTTTGATCCTGATAAAGGTTTTAGTCCTACGAGTGATCCATTCAATCCTGTTACAGCTATCAGTTGCTACTTAGATTGGCTCGACCAGTGTATTACTCTTGTTATTGCTCCTAAGCATATGACACCCGAGACAGCAAACGAGATTGTCAATGAATTTGAAAACACAATGCTTTTCAAATCTGAGAAGGAAATGTTTGATGTTTTCTTTCAACTGATTGAAGATGCAGATGTACTAACTGGCTGGAACTCAGAGGGATATGATATTCCCTATATGGTTAATCGTGTTACTAGAGTGATGAGTAAAGATGACACACGCAAGTTTTGCTTGATGGGTCAACTACCTAAAGCTAGAGAATATGAACGATTCGGTAAGAGTGAAACAACCTATGACTTGGTAGGTCGTATTCATTTGGACTATCTACAGTTGTACAAAAAATACAACTATGAATCACGCCACAGTTACAAACTAGACTCTATCGGTGAGATGGAAGTCGGTGAGAACAAAACACAATATGAAGGTACTCTTGACCAACTGTATAACAAAGACTTTAAAAAGTTCATTGAATACAATAGACAAGATACAATGTTGTTGGTGAAGATTCACAACAAACTTAAGTTTTTAGAATTAGCTAATCAACTTGCACATGAGAATACAGTACTGCTCCCAACAGTAATGGGTTCAGTAGCAATGATTGAGATGGCTATTTTTAATGAAGCACACGAACGTGGCTTAGTTGTTCCAGATAAAAAACGAAAGGTTGAAAATGAAGAAGAAGTCCAGCAGGCAGCAGGTGCCTTTGTTGCTACGCCGAAACGAGGAATGCACGAATACGTCGGTGCAGTTGACATCAACTCGCTCTATCCCTCGGTTATTCGTGCCCTCAACATGGGTGGAGAAACCATCGTTGCTCAGATCAGACAAACATTAACTGACCAATATATGAAAGATAAAGGTCTTCGCCTTGCTATGGAAAAGAAAAGATACAAGGACGGAGACGATGATGTTACTGGTGCTATCTTGTGGGAAGGATTGTTTAGTTGCTTAGAGTATACTGCAATCATGTCACAAGAACGTGGTACAATGTTATGGGTAGACTACGAAGATGGTCGTAGTGTAGAAATGAGTGCGGCAGAGATTTGGAAGATGATCTTTGATAGTCACAAGCCCTGGATGCTAAGTGCTAATGGCACAGTCTTTACTTATGAAAAAGAAGGTGTTGTTCCCGGTCTACTTACACGATGGTATAGTGAACGTAAAGAAACTCAGAAGCTTGCTAAAGAAGCATATGGTACTGATAAGTTTGAATACTATGATAAGCGTCAGCTTGTTCGTAAGATTTTACTTAACTCAGCATATGGCGCATTGTTGAACGAACATTGCCGTTTCTATGATAAGCGTATTGGTCAAAGTGTTACACTGAGTGGTCGTCAGATTGTTAAGCATATGATGAGTACAATCAATGAAACAGTTGAGGGTGTATATTCGCACGAAGGCAATGCAATTGTTTATGGTGATACTGACTCATGTTACTTCACTGCCTATACTACATTGAAGCCACAGATTGATAGTGGTGAACTAGAGTGGAACAAAGAGACTTGCATCGGTTTATACGATGGTATTGCTGACAATGCTAATGATTCATTCCCTGCATTCATGGAGAAAGCATTTCATGCTCCTCGCAAGAATGGTGAAATCATCAAAGCTGGTCGAGAACTGATCGGTGATCGTGCTATCTTTATTACTAAAAAACGTTATGCAATCAACATCTTTGACAAAGAAGGCAAACGTAAAGATAAAGAAGGCAAGATGGGTGATATCAAAGCAATGGGTCTTGACTTGAAACGTGCTGATACTCCTAAGTATGTACAAGAGTTCTTATTGAATGTATTGAGCATGGTAATTCAGCAAGGTAAAGGTCGTGATGAAATCATTGAAGCTATCAAAGATTTTAAGCGGGTTTTAACAGCACAGGATAGCTGGACTAAAGGTTCCCCTAAAGGTGTGAACAAACTTACATACTACGGTGACCTAGAAGCTAAGAGTGCATCTGGTCGTGCTAACATGCCTGGTCACGTAAGAGCCGCACTTAACTACAATTACTTGCGTAGAGTAAATGGAGATCAATACAGTCAAAAGATTATTGATGGTATGAAGGTTATTGTTTGTAAACTTAAAACTAACGCATTGGGTTTTACAAGCATTGCTTATCCTGTTGACGAACTTAGACTACCTAAATGGTTTACAGAGTTACCATTCGATGATGCTGAGATGGAAAAGACATTGGTCGATGAAAAAATTGATAACTTGTTAGGTGTGCTAGGATGGGATATTCGTAGTAACACAGATACTAACAGCACGTTCGATGATTTATTCAGTTTCGGTTAAATTGATATTGACATACGCAATAAACTCCATTATAATACACACTATAACTACCTAAATAGTTCAAACAAAGGAAAAACATGAAAGATTATTTACAAGATTTAATTCAACACACACAGGGTCTAGGTAACGTAGACTTAATTAAAGTCACTGGCACTGACCAAGAAACACAAATCAATGCAATTGCAGACGACAAATCTGTTATTGTAAGTGGTACTCTTGCAAGTCCCATCAGTGATTTCATCGGAGTATTCGGTATGCCTAACTTAGGCAAATTGAAAACTATTATCGGATTCGATGATTACGACAAAGATGCTAAGATTACTGTCACTACTTCTAACAGAGACGGGGTAGATGTTCCTACTACAATTCACTTTGAAACAAAGAACGGTGACTTTGTTAATGATTATCGTTTGATGAGCAAAGCTATCGTTGAAGAAAAAGTTAAGACTGTTACTTTCAAAGGTACAACATGGAATGTTGAATTTGAACCTAGTATCGCGGGTATTCAGCGACTAAAGAAACAAGCAAGTGCTAACAGCGAACAAGATCATTTTACTATGACTACTGTTAACGGTGACTTAAAGATTAACTTTGGTGACCCATCAACTCACAGTGGTAACTTTGTGTTTCAACCAACTGTCACTGGTACATTGAGCAAGACATGGAACTGGCCTGTTAAA